AGAAATCGCCGATGTCATCTTCAGGATAGTCGAAATCATCCAGCTCATCCAAATCCAAATAGCCTTCTTCAATTAGATTCTTTATAAAATCAGGAGGAAGCATCATACTCATGAAAATTGAATTCTTCGACTGACCGGGTGGTAGAGGAAAAGGAGGTTCCATAGGGTGAGGTAGTTTAGTGTTCTTTTCAGTCTCATCGATTTGGTCTTCTAGCTTTTGAAGATCTTCTAGAATCTTTTCCAATGGACTATTTTTATTTGGATCCTTTGGAGATTTCTTAAAATCTCTGGATGATTTATTTTTCATTTCTGCATCATACAACTTAGCAACATCGTCAGAAGGTGAATTCCATGTGACTATAAAATTCTCTGGAATCTTTACAGTATCTTTTTCGATGTTTATAAGCCAGTCTTTCAGGAAAGTTATTTCCTGAGTCTGACCAAGAGGGGTGCTTCTAAGTTGTGTGGCAAAGACCATGGGATTTTCAAGAATAATCTTCTCTCCTTTTTTCCCTTTAATTTTGGCGATGATCTCTTCGCCACTCTGTAATTTAAGAACACGGTAGGACGAACTCATATTGTCTCCTTAGATTTTCATTGAAATTAGCTTATAATCAAAATGTTCCTTAGTATATATTTTGATTCTAGCATCAAGATGTCGCATAGTGTGATTTCTGTACTTTTTATGAGATAAATTATCCGCTAGGTCATAGAGCTTCATACTGTCCTTGCTTTCAGAGCGTCTCAGACCTCTTCCTATGGACTGCAAGACACGAATGACGGATTTGGACGGGGATGTGAAAATAATATTGTGAATGTTTTTGATATTGATTCCTGTAGAGCATGTACCGTATGAGGCGACCAGAATAGCGTCTTTTTCCTTATCTACAATCTGTCTGATTTCCTCTCTCTGCTCGACATCTGTACCACCGTAAATCATGAACACCTTCTTATCTGGACACATCTCACTGATAAGATTATACAATGGCTTGCCGTGTAAATCAACATAGTTGAATAGTATGAGAGTGTTCCCTTTCACTGACTTTGCGAGCTTGGATATGAACTTATTCCTTCCCTCATGCCCAACTATCCATTTCAATTCGTCGATGTACTTTGCTCTTTTGATCTCTTCGATTTCTTCTGGCTTATATTCTAGGACGAGACAGTCAATTGAAAGATTTGAAAGGACTTCCTTTTCCATCAGGTTCTTTGTGGTGGTCACTTTTTGGACTCTACCGAATAGACCTTCGATCACCAGTTTGTGGACCTGTGTTCCGTCCAATGTACCCGTGGTGCCGATGCGGAACTCTGCGTTCACCATTTTGGACATGAGAGATGTGAGTGACTTTGCCTTGAACAGATGACACTCGTCACCGACTACCATCTTATACTGCTCGAAGTATTCTGGGGGCATCTTATAGATGCTCTGCCAAGTGGATATCACAACCTGCTTCGGTGTGGTCTTGTCTTGACCAGAGAAAATCGTGTGACAGTTCTTTTCGACTTTCCATTCCTTCCCGGCATAGTCACGGAAGTCGTTGTACATCTGAGAGACAAGACCAGTAGTTGGAACCACGATTAGAATCTTTTCGTCCTCTTGGATCTGCTCTAGGCAGTACCGAACCAGACAGTAGATTATCAGAGACTTACCACTTCCTGTGGGAGAGAGAAGTAGAGACCTTTGATTCTTGATGGCGTGCTTTATTGCATCGAGCTGGTAATCATATGGAGTTATCTTCATATTCAGCGATGCTATGAACTGTTCGACTTCATCCGGATCAAGTTCTACGGTGTTATCGAAATCTTGTTCGATGGTGTAGTTCCTGTCTTTCGCAAACTGTATGAGATAGTCCATCAGCCCGATATAGAGTCTGCGTGAATACAGATTAAACAGGCGAATCATACCGTCCCATTTTTTATTCTTATATGCTGGGGTAAATTGATAGTTCGGTACTTCGAAGGTGAAGAACTGGTTGAGTTCTTTTGCGATTGAGTCGTCACAATCAATTTTCATATTGACGGAATCTAATTTATGTACATTTATCTGAGTCACACATTATTTATGCCCCCTGTGTGAACTTGATCCAGTCGAGTGCGGCTCTAATATTCCACTGCCGGTTGGAGATCATTTTTACAACACTCTCCAGATAGCTGACAACTTCCTCTTGGAGCGTAATCTTTGCACTCAGCTTGATCATTTCCTCATCAGACTCGACGAAGCGATCTACTTCGGTCTTGAGGATCACCAGATCAAACGGTTCCCAGCCGAATCTGTCGAGATCTTCCTGTGACATTTTACCTGTGTAGTATAGCCACTTATTGCGTCTCTTGACTTTCTTCTCAGATAGAACATGTTCCAACTTCAGCTTTTCTTTGCTGTGGAGGATTAGGTACTTGTTATGAATTTGTGGGGTTCTGAGTGACTCGGTATCGAGTTCTGTTTTGTCAATCTCTAGGTCTTTATTCACCATCTCATAAAGTTCATTAAGTATCATTCATTCCTCATTCTATTGAATATGAAGTATAAGAAAATGTGGCTGTCGCAATCACAGGTTCTGTGTCCACAACCACTGAGGAGAATTGAATTCCGCTGATCCCAACTGGGAACATGTCTTTGAATACAACTTTCCTTATATCATTATACGATCCATCCATGATTTGTAAAGTGGCGTCTTTGAAAATGTTATTATGCCCATTCCATTCACCCGGAACATCTTCTGCCGTACTACAAGTCCTCATCCAGTTATAAACTTCTAGCCAGTTTTCCATCTTTTCATCTACGAGGAATGAGATTGACATATTCTCATAGAAGTATCTACCAACTGGCGTTCTAATGGGAACACCTAACTGTGCAACAGGTAACTCAAGTGGCGATATTGTCAGTGAAGGTAGGTTTACAGATTGTGCAAAGTACTCAACATTTGGAATTTCTGGGAATTCTAACTTGAAAAAGTTTGTTGCTAGGTAGTTATTTGTTGGTGGCTGTGACATACTAAAGTATTTATAAAAAAACAACGAGGGTCCGAAGACCCTCGCTGCTTATTTTAATTAGAACTCTAAGATCAGTTACCGTGAAGGTTCTTGATTGCGAAGAGACGGTAGTACTGGTTACCACCGGGATCGGAGTTGAATACGTCACCAGATCCATCGTTACGAGCGAATGGGTTGTTGACCATTCCGTAACGAGTCTTGAACCCGATACGAGGCTGGAAGCTGTCCTGACCAACCGCACGCACCATCTGGAGGGGAACGTAGGGGCAGTAGAATAGACCAGCGTCATATGGGCTAGTTCCCTTGTATCCAACACATGCGAAGTCAGCGCCTTCAGTGCTTGAGTAGGGATCAATGTAGACTCTCATCTTACCGTTGAGAACACCAGCGAAGGTGTTACCAGTGTCATCAACTTCCAACTGGTTGTTGATGGCAGGTGAGATGTTAAGGAAGCCACCCATTGCGAGAGCACTTCCAACATCCGACGAGCAGATGAGGAAGTTACCCTTACCACGGCGAGTTTCCTTAGCGATGGTGTTGGCTTCACGTTCGATCTGGAACATGAGACCACGGAAGCGTTCTGCGCTCCAACGACCATCAGAGTCAGCGTTGAGGTCATAAAGACCACCGATTGCAGCACCAGAAGCCATACCGGAAAGGTCGGTCTGTTGAGCACCTAGCTGCGCGTTGTAGTAGATGGTACGAACAAGTTCGCGGTTGATTTCAGCGAGAACTTCAGTGCTAAGAATGTTAGCAAGTTCGGTCTCGGCATCAAGTCCGTGAACAGCCTTGAGATCCTGAGCAAGCTCAGTGGTGTACTCAGCTTTGAGTGCTCTGGAACGTGCTTCAACAGCGACACGATCAATGTTGAATGCCATCTGCTGGAAGTTATCACTGTCTCCACCCTGACCGAGAGCTTCGGCAGTACCGGTGAGCATTGCACGGAAGTTCTGATCGAAAAGAGCAGCACCACGAGGGTCAGCGGCGTTGGTGGTAACACCATCAGCAAGACCACTTGGACTTACACCACCAGTAGCACTAAACGCTGCGCCACCTGCTTGATCTGCGGTAGCGTCTAAACTAGCACCAGAGAACTTAGC